GGTAGAAGCGGCCGCCCCAACCCTGTCACCAAAGGCGCTGGATGCGTGGTTTAACGCCCAGTACGAATTGTTGCAGCCTAGGCTAGCCCGTACTCAACAAATTACCCACCACACTACACCGACTACCCCCAGTAGTGGGGAGCCTCCTGTATCGGCTGCAGCTCCTGTACAGATAAGTACTGACGATGAGTACAATAAATTACCGTCAGGCGCTTTGTTTATTAGCCCGGATGGGCATACACGGAAGAAGCCGTAATGCCTGCGTGGGAAAATGCGCCAATTGTGAAAGCGGCAGATTCAGGCCCTGCGTGGGCTAATGCGCCAGTAATTACTCCCTCTACTCCTCCAGCGGAGCCCAAAGAATACGACCCTGTACCTCAGGGGGGAAAAGCGCCTGAGGGCTTCTATGCAGTAACGGGGGACGACGGTAAACAAACACTGCGAAAGAACCAGAGCTTCGGCGACATTATCGCATCTTTGAATAACCTTCCAGGTATGGGACTCGCGGAGCATGCGGGGGCCGGACTCGTCAACTTGGGTGGGAAAGCGGTCAGCGGTCTTGCGGGGATTTTATCTGGGGGTAACCCCGACACTGTGCGCCAAGTACAGGACGCACTACATGTAACGCCGCCGCAGTCTAACGACCCGATTTTACAGGGAATGGGCGCGCTCAATCGAGGCGCGGAAGCGATCGGCGCGCCTGTGGACAAAGCGGTGGGTAACTTGCCCCCCGGGGCGCGTACCGCGATCGAGGCGACTGAGGAGGCAATACCCGACGTTGCAAGCGTCCTAGGGATGCGGGGGGCTATCCCTGAGGGCACGACTACTCAAACCATTGCGCGCTCTCCGCAAGACGTCGCCAAGGAAGTGGGGTACACGGGGCTCAGTACCCGAGCAGATCTTGCGGCGCCAGGTAACCAAGCAATCACCAATGCGCTGATCTCGAAAGATGCGGGGATGCTCCCGGGACAGACACCTAGCATTGCCGCTCTCGATAATGCAATCAAGATTGGTCCGGGCAAAGTTTATCGCCAAGCCGAGAGAGATATTCCTCAGCAGCTCACCATGCGCGGGGATCCGCTACAGGATGCACTCAAGAATCTCCCCAATCAAGTAAGCCAACTACCTCGCTCTCCTGATGTAGAAGCCCTGCAAGAGACGATGCTCTCGAAGCCGGATTTCACGCGGGACGAATTATTTGCCAACATACGTGAGGCGCGGGAGCGCGCTAAAGCGCATTGGAAGTCGGGCGACCCTGACAAAGATGCGCTGGGGGACGCGTACCACGCGTTAGCTAACTCATATGAAGACTTTGCAGGGCGGCAGTTGGAAGCGGCGAACAGCGACGTATCACTGGCTGATTGGCAAGCTGCACGCACGCAAATGGCGAAGAACTATCAAGCCCGAGCAGCGTTGTCTGGTCCGCAGGGGGGTGAAAACTTCAACGCACAAGCGTATGCACGTACTGCGGAACGTAATCCCGGCTTGTTGACAGGCGACGCTGCGATTGTAGGGCATATCGCTAAGGGACTACCCACAAGTGCAGCCCCCGGAGTGGTACCTGATCTCGCGGGCGCTGCGGCACAGACTGCGGGGTACATCCCCGTTGCGGGTCCCATGATTCGCGCCAAGCTGGAGCAGCTGCGCACGCGCGGTAACTCGGCACTGCCCCTAGGCACTCAAAGCAACCCCGCACTGAGTTACTTCTTCCCACAAGGCAAGAACCCCCCGCCCGGCTGGGGCCGCGCACCGCCGGCGCCTCCACAATTCGGGGGTTACTTGCCTTCTCCTGCCATGGTGAATGCAGGAGGCGGTATGTCGACGCAGAATGCTCTGGAAGCTCTGGGGCTTACTCCAGATGTGCAAGCGGCAGGGGCGCTTCACCCAGGCGCGGAGCGATTACAGGCGTTACGGGAACAGGTTTCGCAGCCTCCGATGGAAAATATTGAGCCGCCGCGTACCCAAAAGTGGGGTGAGTTTTCTCTATCTCCCCAAGGGGCTCCTCCAGCGGCGCCTCAAGAGGGTGTCCCCTTTGCAAATGTCCTTGAGCACAAGCCGCCGCCCGGGGGAACTCCGATCCTCGCGCAAGGCCCTCCTCCGGGCGCTTCCGACGCCCAGATCAATTTTAGGAACAAGCTAGCGGCTGACCGCCTACGCAAGCTCGCAGGGGATCTCCGCATGGAGGGGCCAGGGGGCGCTACAGGAAGCCCACTGGACCGCGCACGAGCCGCTCTGCAACGCAGGCAGGCCCCACCACCACAAGCCGGTCAGGAGTCATTTGACGACCTTATGCGCTCACTGCATGGGGTGACGGGGGAACCGCCGCAAGGATTCGCCAAGGGCGGCAGTGTGCGCCGGGCCTTCAAAGGCATCCCGATCGTGCGCGAGATTAAGGCATGGCCGCGGGACAAAGACGGCGGCTATATCCAGCCGGACAAAATCACCCCTGAGCTTGCGGTGATCATGGCGCACAACTCGGAACGCGCAGTCAATCAAGCACAGTTTGCTACAAGCAAGTGCGGTAACCAACACACGTATGACCCTACGGGGGATACTATTTGTTGGCACTGCAATCAGTACGATAAGGAAAATAACGACTGCGAAGTGATTGTTGATATTGTCGCCGGCCTGGATGGAGATATCCAAGAAGCCAGTAGTTGCCGACATTTCGAAACCATTCGCGCAGGCGATTGGGAAGTCAAACTTAAGCGGATGACCAAAGCTGAGGCAATGTTCGGTACCGCAAGGAATGGAAAGGGTTTTGGGTGCGGCAGTAAACAAAAACAACGCTGCGGTTGGCGACGTACCAGTAAATGGGGTACAGATCTTTACGGCGATGACACTGAATGGTGTAGCGCGTACTTTATGCCTACAGAGCCTACGGGTTGCTGCGCGATTAATAGCACCCCCACCTTGCCGGATGGAACTCCCCTCAAGAGGAAACACTAATGCCTTGGACACCCAGAGATGCTTTACGCCATACGAAGAAAGCGATTTCCGCTAAGGCGCAACGACAGTGGAGTGACGTATCCAATAGTGCTTTATCGAAGGGTGCTTCTGAAGGGTCCGCGATACGCCAAGCCAACGCCGTTGTAGGTCGGCGCAAGTACGCAGACGGAGGGGAAGTACCCAGGGGGTCTTCTTCACCCGGGACTCCTGGGGTATCGGGGGCGGTACGAGACGCCATTGCAGCGCTGCGCGACTATGCTATAGATCGCCCGCGACGAGAAATTCAAGCTGCTAAGGAACAGCGGGAAAACTCTATTATTGACGATACGGCTCCAACTAACCCTGCGCAAACCAATTACGCAGCAGGAGGAGCCATATCCCCGCTTGCGGCGCAGGTGGGTAACCCAATGCAAATGCGCTCTACCTTGCCCAAGTTAGGTAACGCTAACCCAATGGGCATGGGGCATATGCGCATGCCCCATGTGCCCCTTGGCGGCACGCTACACAATATCGATCAACATATGGCTGGGGCTAGAATGAAGCTCCCCTCACTTAAGGCTGCGGTAGGGGGACCAATACCCCCTCAGCAATTACCCCCGCAAGCTATTACAGCCGTAAAGCAAGCTATCTCGCATCTTGCCAACAAAGACGCCTCTTCTGCGGCCGCTACCTTGCGCTCGTCGCCAGAAGCAATGCGCCACCCTACCGTACGACACGCGGAACACGCACTACGAACGTCTCAGGGGCTTGCGCCGGCTAATCAAGGGCTTACTCAGGTAGCGTCTACAGGTCCTCTACCTGATAGTCGTTGACCTTCAGGAGTAATAACAAATCCTGAAGGGTCTACATATACTTGCCCATATTCACACATCTCGTTATTTACGGTTACCGTACGTGCTCCGCTAATAAAAACATTATGGGCAACTAGCCAAGTAGCAATAGCGTTAGCTACTTCATCCCCAGTCAGCTCAATACGCACTCCGAGGCCGTATTTAGTAGTTCCTTTACCGTAGTCTATTTTCACAAACCCCTCCAACTGTTTCCGCCGCGCCATAACATCCAGCGCCATGCTGCGCATGATAGGTACCGCGTCTCCATCGGGCCGCGGGTGAGGGGGTAGTGGCGGTTGTAGTAGTTCACGACTTGTGATCTCCGTAGTTCTGTGGAGCGGGTCTCGTGCTCCAGCATTTAAAGCACACTTGAAGCGCTGAGCCGAATTCATCTAGGCGCCAGTCGTGGCTGCACAACGGATCGACTATGCGCTCTTCCAATGCGCCAGATTTACGGTATTCAGTCATTTCAAGGCTCCGACTTGCCCACGGATGGGTATATGCGCACCGGCATCGCTGCGACTTTTTGGCGCCGTTTCGATTGACTGCCAACCGTTCGTCTCGAACGGGCGTATTTCAAACTCACAATCCGGCTCAACGCAATACCGAGCGTTGACCCTATAAAGCCGTGCAGCGCTGGCCCTATGTAATCGACCACCTGGCCGACATGCACGTATGGCTTGTGCGGTGGCGTCCAGGCAGGAACAACCAGTCCCGCTACGGCGGTAGCGCCGGCCAGTTTCAGAAACGAACGGCGGGATAGAACCGTCTCTGCAGACGGCGTTTCTTTGCTCATCGGATGCCGTTCCTTTCATCGAAGTTGGGCGAGAAGCTCGGCGCCTCGTCAGAGGCTTTCCTTCGCAATGCCTCATTCAGTCCGCGGATCTCTCGGCGTTGGCCCTCGATGGTCCGCAGTAGGGAGTTGATGTACTGCTGTACGTCCACGCCTTCGCCAGCGATCTTGTCGACCTCCTGGCGCGAGAGAACGCGCATGTATTCAGTTGCTACAGGGATTACGGTCGGCCTTGAACCCTCGCGCACGCAGAGGACGCGGCCTTCCTTCCAAACCCAGAGGCGTTCAACGCGGAAGCCGAGGCGCTTCTCTTCGGTCCGGTGCTCTACTCCCATGAGTGCTCCGCAACTCGGCGATCACCGATCGTAGTCATCGTGTCGGATACGAGATCAGCTGCTTCCTTGGTGGGGAACTTGTGGGCGTGATATGGGTTGCTGCACCACTCAGCGGGACCGCAGTAATATTCCGGGCTGCCGCCTCCATACGAGCACTCGATCAGCCACGCGATGCCCTTAAGGGGATGCGTGCGCTTCGCTTGAGCCTCCAAGGCTTGAAAGCGATCACGAATGGTCTCCAGCGTGCGCTGGTAGTGAATGTTGCCAGCGGAGCGCTGTGCATCGATATCGGTATCGAGTGGATCGCGGCTCATTGTTAGCTCCTGTTCAGTGGCCATGTTGCATTACCTCGTCAAAGGCCCGCATGCTCACTGGACACACGCTGCCAGACAACTCACGTAGCGCTTGGGCGTACACTCTGATTTCGTACTGCGCATGCGAATGGAGTCGCAGCTTTAGGAAGCCGATCAGGTTGTGCAGATTGACTGTAGCGAACATCCGCGAGTAGGCCGCGACCGGCAACACGGAACGCGCCAGTTCACGCGGGATACCCATCTCGAGGAGTGCCTTGTAACGGGCGAATGCGGTTTGGCAGTGATCGTCGATGATCTGCACCGCGATCTTCGCTTGCTCGGACTCGCGGCCGGTAATGTCACGGACCTGCTTGTTGGCCTGCGCCTGGCAGCCGACCATCTTTGGGTCGGGCAGGTAGAAGCCCTCGTCTAGCTCCGTATACCGCGCACTGACTTCGTTGTAGGACCAGGTGCGATGGCGGTGCCATTGCCGGAAGATGAAGATAGGCGCCTTCACCTCGAAGGTGAATGTCACGGCCTCGAAGGGTGTCGTATGGCGGTTCTTCATGAGGTAGGCGATGAGCTTTTCGTCCTTACCCTCGTCCTCCCCGGTACGCCAGTCGGCGTCGTAGCTCACGCGGGCAGCGCGCACTACGGAGAGGTCGCTACCCATGGCGTCGACCAGCCGGACGAAGCCGTGATCAAGTACGTCGATCTTCAAGCTCTTTCTCCCGGCGCTGAATTTCACGGTCGAGGTACCCGCGCGCCTTCTTCAGATCCTCGATCACGTCGCCTTTCTTGCCGGCACGTGAGATGTACTTGACGGTGTTTCCAAGGCAGAACCCGAGATCCCAGGCTTCGATTACCTTGATCGCTTCGTAGAGGTTGTCCGCCCCACCGTAATGCGCAGGATGGTTCACTACTTCGAGCTTCGGATCGGCCAACAGCGTGTCTTTCACCATTTGACTATCCCCCTCGCTCTTGTGTTGCCCATCGACAATTGCGTGGCAGGTTGAGCACCCGAAGGCGCCGAGCAGGTCAGGCGTCTTGTGACCAGCGCCCTAGATGTTGATCATCCGTACATGGCAGAGCACCGTCGTCTCGACAGATGATCGTTTCGAGGAGCGTAGCCAGCCAATTTCCTCGGATGCGCCAATAAGATCTTCAAGGCATTCCTCAGCACTCCACTGTTTTGAGTCGGATTCCGTCTTTGAGGACAGCGCTGCTTTCGGGCGAATGCCACAGACATCAAGATTCTGTCGCGCCAATTCGATGTTGATCTGTTTGGCGCAATCCTCGCAGTAGTAGGCGGCGGTGTGTGGGTTCCACCAAAGCGCGGGCGCCGTGCTACAAGATGTACGGTTGCACATGCCATCAAAGTGTCCTTTATGTTCTGATGTCCGCGTTTCGCTCATGTTTTATACTCTTGTATGCTCAACCACTCGGGCGTACCTACTCCGCGTAGGTATTCGTTAATGAGTTCCCACTCATGACGCTCCTGCCATTGAAGGAATACCGGCTTACCGTCTCGGTAGCTTATAGCGTTATTATCTAATAGATACTGAGCAGCTTGCTCTGGCTCTAAGAAGCGCGGTAAGTCGTCTCTCTTGACCCACTTACCGTTGACGTGCTCCAACGGCACAAAGACGGTTTTAGGAATTCGGAGGGTCACAGGCAGTCCTCTAACAACGCACGTATTGCGGCGTCTGCGCCCCATTTATTACCAGAGGATTTACCCCGCTTCGACCCTTTAACCCACTGCGTGGAGGCAACCCGCGATATGTCCTCCTCCGTCATACGGTGTAACTCATCGAAGTACAAGTCTGCTTTCAACAAATACACTCGGTCGCCGCACTGTAGCGCCAGAAGCACCTTACCACCTTTGTCGCACTCCTCGGTCATCCAAGTAATCTGGCTATTACGTAGTCCGCTTTCGCCTTTGAACGGGTACTTAGCGCTGGGGCGCTTAGCATCTTTCAACTCAATCGTGCCGGAGATCCCTTCCAACGTGTAGTGCACGTCTGGAAAACCCGCTGAAGTGTCATGACTCTCAATACGGCTGTAGTGTCCTTCCTTAGGAAACAGCTTCACAAGATACTTCCAGAAGCTAGCCTCACTCATAGGTCACCACTTCAAACCGAAGTCGCGGCGCTTGATCTTCGCCATACGCCCGTCATCGTGATGCCAGACTAGCCCCTCGATTACATTTTCCTCAAGGAATGCTTTGATACCTGCGAACGTGCGCGGCGCCATCGGATAATGACGCGCCATGTGATGAGCCTGCAACACATGCACCTCGCGTCTGTCCTTGTTGCCTTGGATATTTGGACCCAGTAGTTCGTAGGTACCGTTGTATGCAAGCATGTTCTCGTTGATGATCGCCTCGCGGTGCCAGCGATCCTCGGGGCCGTCTCCTACCGGAACCCAGCCAACCGTCTTTCCGGTGTTCTCGTCGTACCCCAGGCGCTCAAAATCAGCCGGAGCCACATCGCCGGGCCGCAGCTCGCGACGCTTGTAGAGCTTACCGTCCCGCACTAGGCAACTGGTTCCGTCATACTTGCGGGTAGCTATACCCTCGCCGTCGCGGACCCAAAGGCAATCTGGGTGCCACTCTTGGGTCACTAGCGCGGGCTGCTTGCTCATGTCGCGGATGAAGATAGTTGTAATCTTATTCATTTTGACTGCTCAGGCAATTCCAGAAGCTTACGAACCTTCTTCAGATCGCGCGAGCCGGCCTTCCAGCGCCATCCGGCCGCTGAACGTTCCATGCCTGCCTTCTTGACCCATATACGCGCAAGCTGGGGCTGCATACCGCGCTCCGCGGCGAGCTGGGACAGGGTCACGAAGCCGTCGACTTCGCGCGGTTTCACGATAGCGTAAGCAAGCGTCTTGCCGCGTTTACCTGTGGAAGGAGGTGCAGTGGTTTCATGGGTACTTACCATCGGGGATTCGACAATCTCGTCGATTTCTTTGCGCGTCAATCGACGAGTACTGGGGTCCGGGGGTTTACGCACTATTTTCTTGATTTTCCTAACTTCAACTTCACTCACGGTAGTTGTACCTCAATCTCTAAGCCGCCGTTTGGGTGCCTGTCGATGCGCGTCAGGGGTAACGCGTAGCGTAGTTCCGCCTTATCGTTAGGTTTACTGCCGTATACCGCATTGACACTTGGGTATTTCATCACAGGGTTGTCTTTATGATACTTTAACTCTACCTGCGTACGGCGTAGTTCTTCGCGCAGCTCGTCAGCTACTTGACGGTCTTGCTGCATACCAATAACTGCGTCGTGTAGCTCAGACAACTCTCCTATCACATTGACGCCTTCCTGCACCAACAACCACACGGCGGCAAGGGCTTTAGTAGTAATGTCCTGTAGTTCTTTTTGTAGTTCTTCTATATTATCCCATCTCGCCCAGTTACCGTTTATGCGCTCTGCCATTTCGTCTGCTGTCCAACTATATCGTTTCATTTCGTCCTCGTTCGGTAGTGATCACATACTAACTCAGCGACCCGTTTCTTTCTAGTTATCGCTAAGTAAATGTCTTCGTCTATTGTATCAGTAGCGTTAAGAAAATAGTAGTGCCCAACAGGCTTATGGAAATCCAGTATGCGAAATCGGGCCTGCTCGAAGTTGAGCATGCTGAAGTCTATGGAGTAGCAAATAATGCAATCAGCTGCAGACATGTCGACTGCAATACCTGCTTGAATTTGCATCACAAGACAGTCTTGCTTGAAGCGTCCGTCGTAGGGCTCACCACCGCGGACTATTCCTGCGTGGTACCCAAGTCGCGCCAGCTCCTGCGCAATGCGGTCTATCTCGTAGCGGAAGCGTGCAATAACGATAAATTTGCCTACGTGCTTCTTCTGCGCCTCTCGAATCGTCTGCGTCATCGCGAACAATTTTTCCCGGCCGATATCGAGGAGGGTCGTTTTCTCCCCTTCGACTTCTGGCGCAACGAGCACGCTACCCCCCGTCACCTGCTGCAGCTTGATGAGGCTAGCTAAGACGTTCTTGACCTTGATCTGCCGCTTGTTCACCTCGGTGACTAGGTCGGCTTTAAGCTCCTCGTACGCAGCCCTGGCGCGCTTATTGAGCGTCACCGGTACCTTGGTGTACTTGAGCATCAGGGGCTTATCACGCGCCTCCCTAAGCGTCTTGCGGTAGCTATGGGCGTGGAACTTCTGGTGGAACTCCTTCTCGTTCTTAATCCCGACTACGTCATGCTGCTTGTACCCCCCGCGGATCAGGTAGCGCCCTTCGAAGCCCTCTTCGAGCACTTCCTTGCGAGTCGCAGGGTCTTTGTAAGTATTATCGAATTTACCGAATACCCCCGGATCGATAAAGTCAAATTGAGCCCAGGCGTCCTGTATACCTTGCGCAATGGGTGTCCCAGTCAGCGCCAAACGCCAGCGGGCGAACCTCGCCAGCTTGCGCACTACCCGCGACCGAGTAGCGCCCCGTGACTTGATGTAGTGTGACTCGTCGCAGATCAAGAGCAGGTCGTTGAGGTATTTGGCTTCTTTGTACAGCGCTTTGCGCTTGCTGACCCACTGCTCGTAATTCTCGATGCGTATTTGGGTGTCGTTAAGCCCGCTGTGCAACTTCATCCATTTCCCTATCTCACGCCACCACACCTCAGGCGCGGCTCCCCCAGCTTTGGGGCATATCACCCATAAATGTTTGGGGCGTAATGTGTCGGCGATCTTGAGCGCGGTCGCAGTCTTACCCGTACGCTGTTCCAACCAAATTCCAAAGCCCCCCTCGGCCTGCATGAGTGCAAGGGCTTTGTTAGCGCATTCAAGTTGGTACGGTCTTAATTGCATGTTCTACTCTGCCCAGACCCCGCACGTTACCCACTTAAGGTAGCCCAGGGATCTCGCACCAGTGCAACGTGCGGGGAGGGACTTCAAATGACGGTCAACTCGTCGGTGTCAATTTCGTACGTGTCTTCGTCGTCCGAAACTACAATCGCTTGGTCGCCGTCGATGCTCTCGATTGTACCTTTGACGAGCTTATTTTTCTCGTCCTTGAATTTCACCTTGGCGCCCTTCTTCAGCTTTTTGCTTGAAGGCTTTTTGGGCTCGTCCTCCTCTTCGTCGTCTTGTTCTTCCTCGTCGTCGTCTTGTTCGTCCTTCTTAGTGCGCTTTTTGGGCGGCTCTTCCTCCTCGTCTTCGTCCTCCTCAACGGGTTTAGCCTTGCCCTTCTTGGCAGGCTTTTCCTCTTCCCCATCGCCGTTATCGTCAACAGTATTACCGTCTGACAGCGGTGCGACACCGGTCACGCGAGCGAAGGTACCGTTTTCGCGCTTGTCGTGAGTCAACTCAATAATACACTCAGTCTCACCGTCGATCATCTCGTCCCAATCAACTTCGTGCTCACCGTCAGGCACCTCGACTCCCATTGCTTCCAGCAGGCCCTTGAGCTTCCACAAGGCTTGCGGTTGGAGCGAGTAGTTGTCGAAACGCACCTCGCGTCCGTTGCACTTTTCGGACGTGATTTCCCACGTCACATCGCGGTACGGCTCTCCGCTCTCTTTGCCCTCCTTGGTCTCGGCACTGATGATCTTCGCCTTGTAGCGCCCCTCAGGTGGAGCTGCGCCCCCTCCTGATTTGACCCCTGCGAAATCGACGGTATCAATGTTACCTTTACGCTTTTTTACTTGTTTCGCCATGTTGTCTATTGACTCCTAGTTACTTACGGATTATTCGACGAGTCAATGACTCGCCCTTGGAAAGCTTCATTATTTTATCAAACGTCGGATTAACGATATACTCCGGCACAGGTCCCGCACTAACCGGGCGACGAATACCGCAACGGTAATATCCTGAGACCAAGCGCATGCAGTATTGCATCTCAGTCTCCTTAGTCTTCTTGTCATACGACTCCCTGACGAATTGGTTGCCAATAACGCTTACTGCGCCAAGTAGGAAATTAGTAATGGAGCCTGTGAGTGCAGTCGTGATTTCCGGCGTCAAGCGGTCATCGTCTTCTTCTGCGGCACCAATGCGCTTCTGGTGCGAGAGGAAGCACACGTTGTAGCCCTTATCAATCAAGTCTCGATAGTGGAGCATCCATTCCATCATCCAGCCGCCGAGCTGCCCATAGGAGCGCTGCGAGAATACGTCTTCCGGTCGTTGGTTCTTCTTCGCTTTCATTTCGCGGATGACCATGCCCTGCAGGCCGGTCATCTGGTCCAGTACAACAGACTTGTACTTAGTGCCTCCTTCCAAGTGCCAATACAAGTCTTCCATGTCGGCTGTACTAGTCGCCTTGATCACGTCGACGCCAGCTACATCGATAACGGAGTCTGTGCCGCGCTCCATGATATCCACCAGCAGCAGGGGCTTTGGGAAGGTGCACGCGAAGACGGTCTTCCCAGTCTTCTGGTCTCCGTAGCAGAGCACTGCGACGTTACTTTCTACGTTACGCAGTGGCTTGATGCGCGACTCTATCGACTTGTTGGTTAGCTTTTTCACTCACGCGTCTCCGGTTTCACGCTTGTCTTCTTCGCGTTCTTCATAGTTTGATTTTTCCACGAACTTAGCGTTAACACCAGCTAATTCTGCTGTGCATAAAGAGAAAAATTCGCATCGATTGCAGGTATACGTCGCATTGCGGGGAAAAGATTTGGCCTTTCGCATCATATCTGCTGTTGTTATGAACTCTTGCACCACTGTCTTGGTCATATGTACCGATGGTATCGGTAGGGGTACTCGCTGATAGAAACGGTCTGACGCTTTTTTATCCAACTCATTGATGTAGTACGCATAAGCTTCTTCGTCCAAGTCGTTATCGCGTATCGCTTTACGATAGGTAAATACGTCCGTGTCGAGATCCTTACGCCGAGTGAGCTGACCACTTTTCAGTTTTGGCGGTATCGTGGGAGCTTTGGTGCGCAAGTAATCCCAAATGATACCGTCAACTTTTTCCTTGTGCTCGCGATTCCAAGCTTCAACGTACAACAGGAGCTGCGTATTGCTGAAGCGCTCCTCAGCGGTCGGGATTACCCGATGTGTTTTACGATCGACTAACCAACGCCGTCCCTGGCGTTTAACGCGTAAATCGTAGTGCCCTTCGAATTCAATTTTTGGGGTCAGCTGCGTACGTACTAATCCCTCAGTATCGAGTACTTTCCAATCGTCGTCTTTGTAGGTGCGCACGTAGCCGCGGTATATGCGCCAAATATCGTTAAGGAAATTTTCTCCGTAGAACTCGCGCTCTTCTTCGAATAAGGCGCCGTACTGCTCTTGGTACTTAGCCCAGATGTCCCGAGGTAAGTTATGGTCTCTACCGATGATGTGCAAGTCGCGCGCCTCTAGCATCTCATGCAGTATGGTACCCCGAAATAGGGCAGCAGGCTTCCGCTTAGCTTGTAGGTTTCTAACATACGCGTACTCGTAGCGCTTATTGCAGCTGCGCCAAGCCTTGACCCTACTGAATCCAGTCTTAAACATCTGCGCATTCCGGCAGTGGTGCACTAACCCAACTCAAGAACGCTTTGGGTACGTCGTACGAAGCTGTAGTAAGGCCGGAGCGCTTGCCGTGGGATCTCTGACACGCTATACAGCATCCGCTCGTTATGTATCGCTCTGTAGCCTTACAGATACGGCAAGGCTTACCCTGAAACGTACCCGCGCTCTTACGAGGCATCGTAGTTAACGTCTCGTATTTGGTCGAAGAGCCGTTTTAACGCTTCGCGCTGTGCGCGGTCGCCCGGGGCTTCCAGCGACGCAATAGCCCTCGGAGTGAGTGTATGCGTAGACTTTTCTCGAAGAAGCTCTTTCAGAGTGTCGAAAGATTCGCGATCGAATCTAATAGCTACTTGCATAAAACGCGCGCCTACTGGATACGATGGCCAGTAGGTATGCCATCCTCCATGAGCTTCTTCCAATGCGCACTGTCTGCCGTCAGAATGAATATTCTTACATCGGATCACGATAAACTCTCCCACGTCCCCACGCTCCGACGTTAACGTCAACAACCATAGGCACGTTCATTTTGATTTTGAAGGTTTTCAGGAGCTTTGGGCGCTCCATGATTCGTCGCACTCTCGGCAATACGTCGTCCCCGCAGCCTTTGCGCATGAGCCCTAGTAAGGCGTCGTGATGCTCTCCACAAAGCTTAAACTGGTCACGATCGATTGTCTCGTTAATTTCGACCATCGCGGCGGCTTTCCAATCGCCGATCGTACCCTGTACGGGGGCGTTAACGGCTTGCCTTTCTGCCTCCATACGAGCGTCTTTATCAGTAGATTGGATACCCGGTAACCTACGCACCCGGCCGAACATATTAGTGACGTAACCGTCAATACGAGCGATACGCTTACAGCGGTTGTGCCAGGGCTCCAAGCCACGACGCTGCTCGAAAAACCCTGTACGGTAGGCGTGCGCTTGCTTATAAGTGCATACCCAATCGTAATCGACTAGCGCTTTCTTAATGAAGGTATTCTCGTACATTCCGTAAATGAACCCGAAATTAATGCGTTTTGCACAATCGCGCGCAGTCTTCCAGCCGTCCCATATCTTCTTGCATTTATATATACCAACTTCCTGCAAAATATCTAAAGCATGTGATAACGACCCTCCCCTTACTGAGTACATACGATCTAATTTTGCCGCCGTGTCCATAGCTTTATGGGTGTACTCGTCCATGTGTCCTGCAGCGACCATGTAAAGCACTGTGTCCCAATGCAGGTCTCGTCCTTCGCGGTACGCCGCAACCATACTCGCATCGCCAGACATTTCTGCAGCTATGCGCAGCTCTGCCTGCGATAAGTCCGCGGCGACGAATTCCCAGTCGCTATCGTCAGGCAAAGCGATAATGGAACGAATATCGCCGTCCGTAGGGATCTGATGCAGCCGGCTCGAAAATCTGCCCGTAACCGTCCCCGGTTGCTTGTAGCTGAAGTAAATGCGGTCGCCTACAATGTACTGCTTCCACCCTTCCAGATAGCTGCTGAGGATCTTCTCTAGCTCGCGGAAATGGAGCAGCTCGTTGATGATAGGGTACTTACCCTTCAAGTTTACGATAGCTGATTCCCCAGTCGATGGCGCTCCGGTAGGGGTACGCGACTGAATGGGTAGCTTTAATTTCTCAAAGAGTATGCGCGCGACTTGTTGAGGCGAGTTCCAATTAACGTCTTCTCCCGCTGACTTGGTTAACTGCCTCATTGCAGCATTGCGTGCAAATAGGGTCTCGGTTTCCATTCTGGTGTATTGGTTACGGTCGACAGGCAACCCTTCCGCCTCTATCGCCTCCAGGGCATAGGAGGACGGCATTACCAATTCGTTAAACAGCCTGCGTAGCCGCGGCGTCTTGCGAAATACTTTCGAGAATTTGCGGGCTAGGTGCAGGGTGTTCCAGGCGTCGCGAGCGTTGTACTCCCAGTACTTTTCGCGATTGGCGGGGTCCTGCATCTTCTCACGCCATTCTGGCTTATCGCTAATCTTGAGATCTTTGCCTAAGTCGTATTCCGGACAATCTAACTCGACGCGAGAGACGTACTTCAGGTCGTGGTCTTGGTTTTCGTCGATAAGGTGGTGGGCCAGCATGGCGTCAAAGTGGTACGGCAATGATACCCCATATGCGCGTCGGATGGCTCCAGAGTCATACTTACCGTGGAACACGGCCGCCCACTTCGCTTGCGCCTTTCGCGTCGTGACGCGGAAAAAGGCTGACTGTGCATTGAAGTCACCTTCATAGAACCCCCCCGGCATTTCGAGTGGAATAACCCATGAGCAATCATTGAGTGCGAAGGATATGCAGCGAATGACGAAATCCGGCTTGCGTAGGAACAACCCGTTTGTCTCGGTGTCATAGGCGTACTCCTCTGCAGCATCAAACGCCGTGGAGAATTCGTACAGCAACTTGCGGTTTGTGACAACGCGATATTTGAACGCGTCTTGGGTCTCCCCTAGGGTACCGTCAATCTGGCGCTTTAGCCGGGCGAAGTCTTGTTGGATCACGAGCAGCTTAGAGGGGTCTCGGAAGGTTGCCGCCGGGTGGTACGTCGGGCAAATAACGCGTCCGTCTTTCTCAATCATTTGCCCGTGCGCCGTAGACACCTTGGCTTTGGCGACGGCTTTCGTCGCGAGGGCGCCTAGTGGTACGATGTATTTGGGGTCAATAAGCTTGATTTCAGCATCCAGGTACGGCTTACAGGCTTTGATCTCTTTCGCAGTTGGCGGGCGGTCGGAGGGGGTCAGGCAGCGCACCGCGTTCGTGTAGCGCACCTTTTTACCGAATAGGGTACCTAATCCCGCCTTGGCCAGTTCGCCCCTCAGGATGCGCCCAGAAGGCCCTACGAACGGTTTACCGACGCGGTCTTCTTGGTACCCGGGATTCTGGCCTACTACGAGGATATCCGCGTCTCTGGGACCGTCTCCGGCCACGCAGACGGTGCGAGCACCTGCGTGTAGAGGGCAGAGGCTGCAATTGGCGTTTCTCACAGCCCTGCTAATCCCTCGTCTCGCGCGACGTTGATTTCAGACATACGCACTACTGCGTCTGTTCCTTTATACCGATCTGGGTGATACTTCGAAGCCAGCACGCGGTACGCCTTCTGTATGTCCTTCTTAGTTGCGCGTATCGATACCCCTAGGGTCTCGTGCCAAGGTTTCTTGCCTTGGGTATTCGGCGGAGGAGGGGTGCGGGCGTATCCTTGGCTAAACGGCCCCCTGCCGTACATGGCGTCTTCGAACGCTTTATCTATCCGCTCTCGTGCTCGGCGGAGTATTTCCTCGTTGAAGGTGAACCCTGCAGATTCTCCGTAACCGGCATAGCTACTATACGTACCTCCTCCGAAAGCGTCTTGGTAATAATTTTTATTGCCATACTGCCACTGTTGTTCTTTCTCCCGTTTCGGTGCTTCGTACTCGTCATCTGCCCAAGCCTTACGGGCTTTTTCTCGCTTGCTTTCGTTTTGGGAGTACATCCCTGCCGCTTCGCGACGCTCTTTAAGCTCCTTGAGACGCAGTACAGTATGAGCACATGTACTGGCGTTAATGCGGGACATTGTCGTCTGTGGGGTAACCTTACGGGCTTTCTGCATTTCAGCTGCATAGTACACAATAAGGCCGTCAATGGAAGTAACGTCTCCTTCCTTCGAGACCCATTGTTGCTCACGGCACTTCTGTTGGTACCACTCTTTGAGTTGCCCTAGTATCTCTTCCAACAACCAGCGCGGTTTAGGTAGGCCATCGCTCCAACCTTCTACTTCTTGAGTCAAGTTACTGCGATTGAATACGATGCGAAATTCTACCCAATTACCTCCATTTGTGGGTACAGTAGCCTCAGTGACTTCGCACGCCGTCAATATAGCGATAATGTCTTCTAACGTGGGGCGATGGCCTACGGAACTCATGTTGTCGATACCTCCTTCTCGTGCTGTATGCGATTGTGCACTTCTTCTCGGTTTATAGTGACGTTCTTAGGTGCCGCAATGCCTAGGCGTACTTGGTTTCCAACTATACCCAGCACAGTCACCGTGATGTTGTCCCCGATCATGATCGTTTCGGTTAGCCTACGAGTCAGTATTAGCATAACACTATCCTATGTAACGCAATTACCCTCTAGCCCTTCGACGTATCACCTCCTCACATATAGCTTTGAAGTACCTTCAGTACCGCAAACACTATTACTACCAATAGTACCCGTATCGTAAAGTCGTTCCAGGTTTTCACGACACTACACCTGAACTAGCTTTCGCACGTCGCTTACTTCCTTGCGGTGATTTTGCAGACGAGGATGTCTTGGGTCTTAGTGTGCTTATCGATAATCCGCTGAGGTACTTTAGCCTCTGCAACGACTTCTTTCCAAGCTGTTGTGGAGCGGGATTGCGTAAACACATTCGCTTCGAACAGTCGACCTTGGCGCTCTCCTATTCCCATCTCTTTAAGCTCCTCAAGTGCTTCCTTCTCCTGCGCTTCTAGGTCTGCTATATTGGCTTTAATGCGGCCAAGACGGTCCACCAGCTCAGTCACGTTCAACAGTTTTTTTGGCTTTCCCATGTTCGTTCTCGATTACTATAAAAGTGAAAGGCCCTTTACCGCACCTTGGGCAGTAGTGATCTTTCACTGACCAGTTTTGTTTAGTTTCGTGCGACCATACGTGACCGCACCCATATCCTTCGATTACTCCCCATACCGTCATACCGCATTGGTGAGCATGCTGTGCCAAAGGAGTCACTCGTTAGCGGCGATGGAACCACACTTGCATTGGGAGGGTGTCATGTTAGTTCGTCTTCGTAATGCCTTCCACACGTAACTTTTTTGCGGCCCTTTCTAACGCCGAAGTGCCGTTGGAATCCGTATATATCTCTTCCACATCTGGAGCAGGTTGTTACGAAGTACCCCAATAAATAAGCGTAAAACCTATATAGGTACTTCATATTGATCA